GTGATGAAGAAACCCCAATGCAAAAGCAAAGAAGGTATAGAAAGTTTGGTACAACAAAAAAACAATGAAATCAAGTTGTTGGTTTTGTGGTTCGGAGTTAATTTGGGGTGGTGATTTTACATATGAGGACTATGGTATGGAAGATGATGGTATAGTTGCAAATTTAAGTTGTTCGAGTAGCGAATGTGATACATACGCAGAATTTTATAACACAATTAAAAGAAAAGAGGAAGAAAATGTCAACAAATCTAAATAAGTGGGACAATGAGGGTCAGGGCAAGTTATGGAACAATGACAAAAAGGAGTCAGATAATCAGCCGGATTTTACTGGTAGTTTAGTGTTAAATGGTGTTAAGTACTCATTAGCTGCGTGGAATAATGTATCGAAGGCAGGAGACACTTACCTTGGACTCAGGATTAAAGAATGGGAAGACCGGGACGAAGAAAGTCCGAGTGAGGTTAAGACAGACCAAACCACTGGGATGTCAAAAGAGGAAATCAAAAACTTAATAGGAGATGCAAAACAGGAAACTGTTACTGATGATTTACCTTTTTAGTGGAGTTCAAAAAAGCTTTACTTGATGGTAAAAAATCTGAAAAAACAGTGCTTAATATCATTCAAAAAAAATACCCAAATGCTTTTATAAAAAGTGGGTATCATAAAGAATATGACATAAATATTCCAGAGATAAGTCAAACAGTAGAAGTAAAGAAAGATTTTAAGTCGCAAGAAACAGGTAATATTGTAGTAGAAATTGAAATGAATGGAGAACCTTCTGGACTGTCAACCACAACTGCTGATTGGTGGGTATTCCATACTAACCCTGAATGTTTAATATGGATTGCTCCTGAAACAATAAAAGAAATGTTGTTGATAGAAGAGTTTGGTACAGTTGAGTTTACAGGCAAGGGAGATGATGTAAGCAAAATTGCTTATTTAATTCCAGATAAATATTTTTTTTTCTATTGTTATAAGATGCAAAGAATAAAGAGTGAAGAATGAATACACATTCCAGCCACACGATGGAAAGCAGATTGAATTTCTACAATCAACAGCTAATTGGGTGTTTTATGGTGGAGCTAGGGGTGGTGGTAAGAGTTTTACACTTGCATGGAAAGCTGCACTAACACCGAGAAAATGGCATTATCTTTACAAGGGTGACAAAATATGTGAAAAAGAAGCGAAATCACTTCGAGGTGATAATCAGCTGGTTGAAGCCCGGGTGGAAAAACTCAGTATCGATTACCCAGACTACATTGCGTTACTTGTCAGAAGAACTTATCCCCAACTTGAGAGGAATCTCAAGCCCGAATGTAATAAGTTATACAAGCTCTACAACGCCAGTTGGCAGGAGCGAAATAAATGTTACCTATTCCCAAGTGGAGCAAAGGTATATCTCGTACATTGTCAAGATAGAAGAGCATTAGACAACTACATTGGAGGAAATTATAACTTCATCGGCATAGATGAAGCTAACCAGTTCCCAGAAACTTGGGTAGACGAGCTATCCACCAGTGTAAGAACCAGTAACAAAGAGCTTCCACCACAGATGTGTCTTACATCCAATCCGGGGAATATTGGACATATCTGGCTTAAAAAGAGATTTGTGGAAAGATGTCCACCAGTTCCGGTGGGCGAAAAGATGTATAATAAAGAATTTGATGTTCATTATCAGAGATTTGATACCGGAAAGGTGTTTAAAGATGATGAAAAGATTACCTACCAATTTATCCCGGCAACAGTGTTTGATAATCCGACACTGACTAATAACGACCCCGGTTATGTAAGAAAGTTAAAGAAGTTAAATCCAATATTAAGAGCAATGTGGCTTGAGGGGAGATGGGATGTTTTTGCCGGGACATTTTTTGATAATTTTAATATAGTTCACCATGTAATCCCAAAGGAGAAGTTCACATATGGGAAACAGTTCACTAAAGAGACACATTCGCTGTATAGATTTTATGATTATGGGACAAAGAATCCATTTGTTTGTCTTTTCGCTGCTGTTAACAGTGATGATGAGCTTATCATTTTTGATGAGATTACTGAAAGAGGTCTTTCAGCGAGTAAACAAGCCCAAAAGGTAATTGAATATTCATGGAAAAAATATAAACTTAAAACACCAGATTTTGATGATGATATTGCAGACCCAGCATATTGGGCAAAACATTCAGAAAAAGAGGGTATGTTATATTCTCCACAGATGTTTTATGGAGATGAGGGTATACATTTAAGCAAAGGGAACAATGACAGAAAATCCGGGGCAAAAGTGGTTTATGAGTGCTTTGAAGTACCTTTTAAAGGTAACGCAAAAATAAGAGTTACAGATAATTGCTTGAACTGTATAGAAACTATACCTAATTTACCAGCAGCTGAAAACGACCCTGAAGATATTGATACACATTCAGAAGACCATCATTATGATGCTCTTAGGTATGGAGCAACGAAACTACTTCAGGGAATAAGCGATGAAAATGAGAGTGAGAGAGGATGGCGTTCTAGAGTAAAAGATAGAGGAAACGATGGAATAGGAAACTGGAAAACTTTATAATTGGCAACATCATCCACTTGGTATAAAAGCCAAACATGGACTTTAGCTGACGAAGGTAACAAGTCGGGTGGGACATCCGGGGGAACCGGAGGAGAAACCACCACATCAGATAAAGTTTTAAAGGCATATAGGTTTGCTGTGAGAGCTTTCACAGATGCCAGAACTGCCTCCGAAAAAGCTGTTAGATATGTAAACAATAACTCATGGTCTAGCAGTGAGATATCAGCTGCACAAAAGCTGAAAAAACCCACCTTAAAATACAATATTATCGTACCCATAATTTCAACTCTTCAGGGTAACGAGCAGTTAAACAGAAGAAGTGCAAGTTTTAAACCTACCACAAGGGACAGCATAGATATTTGCGATATTATTCAGGGCAGATGGAACGCTCTTGTTGATAAGCATGATGTTGAGGATAAGTTACAGATTGCTTTCGTAGATGCTTTAAGTACGAGGGTAGGTGGTTGGATACAGCGAAGTTTTGAAATGACCAATGAAGGATACTTGGATTTTCACTACGAAGTATTGAACAACATGAGGGTGTTCCCAGACCCGGAAACAAAAGGTTCAGACTACAGGCTCGAAAAATGTCGTTGGATAATTAAAGAGGGTTGGGAACCCCTCTCGGTCATTAAAGAAAAGTATGGAATAAAGCCAGAAGAGTACAAAATTGTTGAAAAGGTAAACTGGTGGAACCAGTTAAGTCAGGTATTCCAGAGGTTTGCTAACAAAGAGTTTAGTTCTAATAACTCAGAGGGTTATGATAAAGAGAATGACCGATACAAGATTTTAGAGATGCAAGAAAGGGTCACCCGGAAGATGTACCGGATATTTGATGGTGAGAATTATATGAATCTTCCAAGGGGTGATTTTAATAAGATATCAAGCCAAAATCCAAACATACAGAAGATATCAGAGTTTGATGAGGACAGAATTCATGTAACTGCAATTATACCTCACTTTAGCAACGCAGTTGTTCTTGATACAGATATGCCAAACCCCACATCTAATTTTGATGTTTTCCCGGTTTTCTCTTATAATTACAATATGCAGGTTTCAGAGCAAACATCTCTTGTAGACCTTTTGATAGATGTACAGGACGATGTAAACAAGGCAAAATCACAGGTGAGGGATTATGTGACACAGATATTGTCGGGTGGTATTTTCATTGATAAGCGAGAGAAAGAAACAGTTAAGAAATTAAAAACGCATGGCAATCAGCCAAATCAAGTATACGAACTGAACAACCCACAACTCATGCCTCAGAAGATGCCACCCCAGACAGTTCCACCGGATATTTTAACAAACAGTGAGAATTCTTTTGCATATGCCCAGAGGGTCAGTTTAGTAAGTGAGGCAATGAAGGGTGAAACAGCGAGAAGTGGGGAATCGGGTGTATTGTTTGAAGCTAAGGTAGAGAGGGCAGCTGCTGCAATTAACCCATATTTTAAGAATCTTTCACGATTAAGAAAGGTAATTGCCGAGGATTTTCTGGACAATTTTGGATGGGTTTATTCTGAGGAAAATAGAATTGTAGAGACAAAGAACGAGGGTGTTTTTGCAGAAGCAATTGTAAATCTTTCAATGGTAGGTCAGACCATAAATAGTGTAAAAAATCCTTCGATATATGTTGAGCTTGATGAGGGTGATGAGAATGTTACCAACAAGGAAGAGAATTTTAACAAGATGTTGGCTATGGTAAATGTTATTGGTCAGATAAATCCAGCATTGGTTGATATACAGACACTTGTGGAATATGCCCCAATTAAGGGTTCTGACAAGATGTTGGAGTTTATAACGAATATGCTTCAATCTCAATCTGAATCAGCACAAGAACAGGGTGATATAGAGAGAACAAAAGCTTTATTAGAAAATCAAAAGATTGAAAGAGGTATGATTACAGACGAAGAGAAACTTAGAATTGAGCATGACAAGGCGAACAAGCAAAAAGGAGCATCGTAATGTTGTTAAAGAAATATAAAACAGGTGGGAAAGCAAAGAAATACAAGGTAGAAAGTTTTAAAGAACAACCAAAAATGGATGTTAATGTTACTCCACGATTTACTTTAAAACAAAAAAAGGCTATAAAAAAGGCTGGAAAAAAGGGGGCTTTCTTAGGTTCATATTATGGGTCTGGTATATTGGGTCAGCGTTTTGCTTCGAGCGAAGAGAGTAAAAAACACTCAAAAAAAGATGTAGTAAAGGGTGGCATTTTTAAAGGTCTTGTTCCTAAAAAAGGTGCCAAGATGCTTGGAAAAGGATTAGTAGGAGGAGCAGTGGGGGGTTATCTTGGTCATAAAGTTGGTAAAAAAATTGGAGAAAGAAGGGCAAAAGCCAAAATAGAAGGCAAATGGTATCTTGGTAAAAAGTTAGGTCAACTTCGCAAAAAGGTAGGATTACAAACAGGTGGAAAAGTAAAGAAATATCTGAGTCTTATACCAAAGACTGGTAGGTCAAAATCAGCTAGAGAAATAGCTAGAAAAAGAGGGATACCAGAAACTTCTCACGATTATCGATTGAGGATGATAGAAGAGGGAAAGGTGAGCAGACGACAAGATAAAGCACAGGATTACCGATGGGGAAAGGCAACTGACACTAAAATGAGCAATCTTAGAAAAAAAGTTAAGTCCGGTAAACTAACAAAGCCATCTGCAAGGGGTGAGGCGAATAAATACCTAAAATTAAAAGAGAAGATAAGAGCTGGAAGAGGTGGAAGAGAGGGAGAAGCCTTCTCACCACAACCCAAAAAAGAGTTTTATCAAAAAGGTGGAAAAGTATTAAAAAAACAATCCGGCAGGGAATTTCGCAAAGGTTTAGAGAAGGCTCCTGATTTAGATAATGATTTGTGGGATAAGTTTATATCTGGTGGAAATATGGTTTTGCCTGAATTATTAAAAAAGCAAAAGGCTCGTGATGCACATGGAAAGGCAACCAAAAGAACCAAGGCAATAGAAAAGGCAACAGGACTAAAATACCCGAAATCTGCTGGTGGCAGTCTTGATGTATTAAAAAAATAAATGGCTAAAAAGAACACAGATACAGTTCCGGCAATGCTCACACCGGGTGAGGTTGTTTTGAATGCTAAACAGCAGAAAAGGTTAGGGGAGCATTTTGGTATGTCAGCTGCTGAGGTTTTTAAAAAAATTGGAGTTCCGGGGTTTCAATTAGGTGGTAAGGTTGATACTTTAAAAACAAAAAAACCTAAGCCATATAAGTTGGTTCAGGAATCTAGTTTTAAAACTGCTGGTTTTGATGAAGCTAAGGCAAAAATAGATTCTTCATTTAAGGCTACAAAAGAGATGAGTTTTGAAGATAGAATAAAGGCATATAAAGCTAAAAAAGCTAAAGCAGGAGTAAAACCTAAAAAGCTCCAAGCTGGTGGAATAGCAAACACCCCAATTGTTGGTAAACAAAAGATTAGAAGGTCACCATTTCTTGCTCAAATGAGAGAACTGGTAAAGATGTCAAAGGGTGGTAAGGTTGGAAGTTCTAAACGCTCAGACATATACAGAGGTATTTATTTAGCTAAAATGAGGAACAGATAATGGAAGATAAAGCAGTAGAGTTAAATGTTGATAATATGGCTACAAAAGCTGACATGGCAGAAACTAAAGCCGAAAAGATTTTAGAGAGCAATACTGAACAGGTAGAGACACCTGAACAAAGTAGTATTGTTGAACAAGATGGAGAAATCTATCTTGTAGATGATTCAGCTGAATCGGAACCGGAAGCTACCCCAGATGATGGACAAGTAGCATCGGATAATCAGGAAGCAGAAGAAACATCCACTAAAGAGTATCCTGAAATGTATCAGGATAAAACACTCGATGAAGTTGTCGAGATGCACCAGAACGCTCAACGCAAAATCTCCGAACAGGGTGACGAGTTGGGTCAGTTGCGAAGTACAATCGAATCTAAACCAAAAGAGATGAATGAAAAAGAAGTGTTTAATCAGATATCTTCTGATGAAATACGCAATGCTCTACATGGTGAAAGGGATAAACTTAGCAATCTTGACCAGTACGACCCGGACTATAACGACCAGAAGGTTGTTGTGGACAACATGGAGAGGGATTTAATGATTAAAACCAGCGAAGAGGCAGTTCAAACCAGAATGAACGAATCGGATAATATTGCATTTATGCAGGAACAGTCTGAACAGTTCAAACAGGATGGTGTGGAAATAGATGACAACGATTTCGGGCAGCTCACTGAACAGGCAATGAATTATACAACTAATGGTCGATTAGATGGAAATTCATACGCTAAGGCACTAATTGATGTATATGGCATGGATATGGTGACTAAGCATTATGCAGTTCAGGGAGAGCAAAAGGCGAGAAACGACATAGCCTCTGCATCAAATAAAGTCGTAGAGAGGGTAGATGTAACAGGTTCCGGCAAAAATGCCAAACTTGTACGATTAAACGATATGTCTTCACCCGAGCGTAGAAAGTTGTTGCAGAACTTATCTGACACAGATTTGAACAGGCTTGTCAAAAATATGAGTTAAACTAAAAGGAGAAAAATCTCATGGAATCCTCACAATCCTTTATTGCGAATGTTGAAGTTCTAAACGAGAAGCTTCGAAGAGAATCTTGGTATAACACATTTTTCGCTAAATTTAGTGGCAATGTTGACATTAGTAAGGATGATAATGGTAACCCGATGTATCAACCATCTGGCAAACCAATTGAAATCCTGAACCAGTTTATTTCACAAGGAAGAGATAATATGCTCATTCCTTTCCTGAAAAGACTTACAGGAGCACCTGTTATGGGTGATACTGTTCTTAAAGGTACTGGTGAAGACCAGACGATGAATTGGTTGCGTTCTTATGTTAACCAGACACGAAAAGCAGTGATGAAGAAATCAGGTTCTATGTCGGAGCAACGACAGAAGGTTTTTAAACTCTATGAAGCAGCACAACCACAGTTGTCAGAATGGGTATCCCAATGGGAGAACCAAGCTGTTTTCCAAGCTTTTTATGAGGGTGTTTCACCCAACTTGAGCTATGGAACAAACAACGATGGTCTTGGATTAGTAAAACGCTATCATCCAAACTGGTATATGTGTACTGATACTACAGCTGGTACTATTGCAGCAGTCGCTGCGACTGAAGGTACATTTGCATCAAACGCTGAACTTGATGCTGATATTATTACTGGTGTCACTTGTGATGGTGCAATGACATCGGCATTACTAAGAAAGCTGAGAGTAAAATGTATGCAACTCAGAATCCCACAAATCGTGACCAAATCTGGTTATAAATTTTGGGCTTTGGTTTGTCATCCACAAACTCTTTCAAAACTCTGGACTGACTCTGCATTTCAAAATGCTCAGAGGGAAGCTTGGTCTACAAAGATGCTTGATTCACCGGAACTTAATGGTGCTGTTGCATCATATGCCGGGTTCTGCATTTATGAAGACATTATTGGTATTCGCCAATGGCATAATACTAATGTTGGTGTAGATGGTGTTACAGGTACTTTCTTTGGAACAACAAATGCCCAAAGAATGGAGCCAACTGCTTTGGCAACAACCTACCCATACAACTCAATTGTATTTGGTAATTCAGCTATCGGTAAAGGCGTTGCAGAAGCAGTGCATTTCACCGATGAAGTTGATGACCACAAAAACACAATTGAAATTGGTGCAGCCATGATAAATGGCTACAACCGGGCTGATTTTGTTACCGAAGCAAATGCAACCGATTCTTCCGGAGGAGCACATACTGCTGTATTCTCTAAAGGAAATGCTACTGCGACTGAATATCCACAATCTGGAACACAAGTTGCTGCTACTAACCAAAGTTCGCTAATCATAGCGACTATGGACAGTTAGGAGATTGAATAATGGCTACAAGCTTAAAATCTGCTGAACTTTGGAGAACTGTCGGTTCTCACGCACTCACAGCAACTCATAGTGGTAATGGTACAGCATCTGCGTATTTACAAGGCAATCGCATTGTTTGTGATTTTACTGACCTTGGCAGTGGTGAAACTATTACCCTATCAGTACCATTTGATATGGAGCTGTGTGATATGTCGTTAAGAGTTACTAATGGTCAAAATGTTGGTAGTAAAACACTAACATTAGGTAATGCAGGTGATGCAATATCTGATGCTATAAGTATGGCAACTGATGTAGACTTGATTAGACCAAGCACTTGGGACTCTGATAATGTTGCATTTTCTAAGGGTGATGATGATATTAGACTTACTTCATCAGCCCATGGAGATGGCGATGCGAGAGTTATCATTGAAGTTATAGCAACCTAAAAAATCTGAAATCTGAGAGGTAATAGCTCAGTATAAAGACAAGGTTTGGGGAGGCTCGATACCTCCCCTGACCACTAAATTGAAACATAAAAGGAGAAATTTATGAGTGTAATAGATGGCGATATTCAACAAATAGCTTTTGGACAGGGTGGTTCAATCTATGAGAGTGGAACAACAGCAATAGCACCACCTTCAGATAAGAACATAATATCAATAACTGCTGTAGGTGGTGATGCAGTATTTGGTAAACTGATACCAAGCATTAAAAATGGTACAATAATTGGTAATACAACTACATCCTCTGATTATAATGGAGATGCGTTTACCACATTGACTGAGGGTGTTACAATATATGGCAATTGGGAGGGACTTACATTGTCTTCAGGTGCTGTAATCGCTTATTTCGGATAGTTATGCCATTAGGATTATCTAAATCAATAGCCAGTACTTCTGGAGGAGATAAGTATACAAGAAGTTATATAAAGGATAACCTCAAACTCTATATGCCTTATCGTGGAGCAGATAATTCTGAAGTCCAATTCGTAGGCACAGGTTCTACCAGTTTTGATGGTGATAATGATTATATAGATATTGGTACACCAAGCCAATTGGATGTAGGTGATGTAGTCACTATGTCAGCGTGGATTAAATCAAATGATACTAGTGCTTATAAATGGATATATCAGTATGGAGAACACGCATCCACAAAAGATAGGGCTTTAGTAATAGATAGTAATGATAAAGCAGTATTTTATGTTTATGGTACAAATGCAACCAGTACGACAAGTGTAACTGATGGGAAATGGCATCATTTAGTTGGTACATTAGATGGTGTAAGTTCAAAAATATATGTTGATGGAGTTCTTGAAGATACAGAAACTCCAACTTTGGCTAATTATACTTATTCAAGTGTACTTATAGGGAAAAATAATGCTGGTTCATATCACTTTGAGGGTAGTATCAAAAATGTAGCTGTATGGTCTCGTGCTTTAACTGCTACAGAAGTACAGAATGTGATGTATAAGACATATCCAGAAGTAAGTGGCAGACTTGCATCTGGACTTGTGAGTTGGTGGGCTTTGGATGCTACTCAAGTTGATGAAACTAATCTTTTTGATATTGATGGTGATTGGGGAGTAGATGAGACATCTCATGCTTGGATAGGTTATGGAGGTGGAACATTTGATGCATCTGTACTTGGAGAATTTAAGGTAATAGCAGGTACAACATCTTACTTTGAAATGGGAGGGTATCTTTATACAAATTCAGGTACTATGGAAAATTTATGGATAGCAGGTGGTAATTATAGACTTGTCGCAACAACATCATCATCTATTAGTTCTGAAACATCTGGATTAGAGTTCTATGATGATGGAGATGTTACTCAATTTAATAATGGAGATATATCTTATGATTTTGTTCTAGGTACTACTTCTTCATCTTTTTTCAGGTTTCACGATATGGCTCAGTTAGAGGAAATTACTATTTCAAATTGGAAGATGTATAAGCTAAACTGTGAAGACCTAAAAGGTTCTAATGATGGGATTACTTATGGTGCTACAATAGACACAGACCTCTACGGTGGAGACACCCCAGTAATCCCAAGAGCCATAGATAACGCACCTACAGTTCAAGCAGATGCGATTGGAAGTGGGAGTGCGAGTTTTGATGGGAGTACTGATTATATTAGTATAGCAGATGACTCTTCTTTAGATATTACATCTGATTTTAGTATTACTTGTTGGGTAAAGTTTGATTCATTTGATTCTAATGAAGATGGGATAATATCTAAGACAGATAATTCGGCTGGTGATGGGTATGGTTTATATATGGATACTGCAGATGATAAGGTAAAATTCTTTTCTAAGAATTATAATTCTGATTATGCAGAAACAGGAGCTTTATCAGTTAATACATGGTATCATATAGCAGGTACTTATTCGGATTCTGGAAATTTAAATAGTATATATGTTGATGGAGTCTTAACTGATACATCTGCTGAAAGTACTGCTATGGTTGCAGATAGTGAACCATTAGAGATAGGTAGAATATTTCAACATAATAATAGTAATCTTAATGGCAACATCTGTCAAGTAGGTATATGGGATGCAGTACTCACCCAAGAACAAATCCAGAGTATAATGGAGAAGACTTACGCAGAATTGACTGCATCAGAGAAAGAAGACTTAGTCTCATATTGGTCTTTGGATGAAACTATAGAATCAAGTGGTAGTGGTGCAAGTTTTGTTTATGATAAGGTGGATGCAACATTAGGGAGTGAGATAGTAGTAGATGGTGATTTTCCCAATGGAGATAATTGGAATGAAGGCACAGACTGGTCTATTTCTGGAGGAAAGGCTCATGTTGATTGCAGTTCAACAAGTGCATTGTCAAAATCTTCATTCCCAATTACTAGTGGAAAAACTTATATAATGAGTTTAGATATTTCTAATTATGTAGCTGGTGCACTTCAAATGCAGTTCGGTGGTGGGCAAGTGCTTGGTTCTACTGCTAGTGATGGAAGTTGGTATGTCTATGCTACATCTACTTCAACAAATCCAATATTGTATCTATATGCTATAAATACTACTGAACTTTCTGTTTCTAATGTCTCTATAAAGCAAGTTCAAGGCAATGTAGGAGAGCTTATCTAATGGCTACTACAATATCATCAGGAACTAATCCTTACAAACTCGGCTCTCCTCCAGATTTTGGTACTCTCTATAGTGGAAGGGCTTTAGAGTTTGATGGTGTTACAGATTATGTGAATATAGATGGAGTATTAAATGGATTATCGTCAACTACTGTTGGGACAATATCTTTTTGGATGTACAGTAATGAGGTTAATGCCGCTACAAGTAAAAGGTTCTTTACTTTTGGAGATACAAATGCGGGAACAAAAATATGGATTGAACAAAATGACGGCAAGATAAGATGTAGTACTATGCTTTCTGGAACTGCTAAATGGGATTGTAGTACAACCACAGTTAATCCATATCAAACTTGGAAACATATTGCCATTGTTCAAAATGGAATATCTCCTGTTATATATGTTGATGGAGTTGCACTTACATTAACATTTGGCGTAAGCACGGACAAGACAGTATGGTTTAATGATTTGTCTGGTCTGGACAATGCAAGATTAGGCAATTTATCTTACTGGGATACGGGAGAGTCTGGTTATGTTAATTGCAAACTAACCAATGTCCAAATCTGGGACAGGGCTTGGTCTGAATCAGATGTACAATATGCTTATACACATCCAGAGAAACTTGTAACAGATAGACAGGGTGGTGGAGTATTTGGTTTGGCAAGTTTTAATATATCCAATCTCAAGGCTTGGTATCCTTGTACAGAAGGTAATCCTCGTTCCCCCCAGACTTTAATCTATGATGGTTCTCCTAAAGGGTTGGGGAGTGACAACTTAGGTAGTTGGACTAATAGGGTTGAATCTCCTTTTACTACTTGGACTGCATCTGGGACATCTGTAACAGAAGCAGGTAGTGATGGTAGTATTACTATGATTGCAACAAATCCATTTACAGCAGTTGCTGGAAAAACATATAAAGCCTCAGTTAATTTAACTTTAAATAGTGGAAATCTCCCAAATTGGTCAATAAGAGAAGGAACAAGTGGTACTATTGGAGATGGTACAGCTTTTGCGACAACTACAGCTGGAGTAAATACTGGATATTGGACTGCCCCATCATCAAAAACTATGTATTTATTTTTTAGTATAAACAGTTCTGTTTCAAACTTTAGCTTATCAGATGTCTCTGTCAAAGAAGTCAAAATGGGCAATCATGCAAATACTACTTTCACAGGGGATGAGTTGTGGGATACTGATTCTGCAACAGGAACAGTAGTTGACCAATGGACTGCATATGGGAGTAATACTATTGAGGTAGATAGTAATACTATAAAGATTACTTATGTTGATTATGCTGATGGTGCTAAACTATATTTAACAGATGCAAAAGATTTATCTGCTGATTTAGTAGTTGGTAGAACATATAGATTTGCCTGTGATGCTTATGTTCCAAGTGGTGATACTGTTAATGTTGGTATTTATAATGGGACTACTTACGTTACAGAAGCTGTTACTGCCACATCTCTTACAGCAATAACTCCTATAGATTTTGTTTGTGATAGTGCAACAAATACTTTTATATCTAATTATAATAATATGACAACAGGCGATATTATTTGGCTTGATAACCTATCTCTCAAAGAAGTAGGTGTCGCCTCTGGTTGGACAACTGCCGATGCAGAGCCTTTAATTCCACAGACTGCTTTGATGGGTATGAGTAAGCCTATGGTGTTTGATGGGATTGATGATGTAGTTAATATAGATGGAGTTGTTTCTGATGTGGCATCTGATACTGCTGGTACTTGGTCAATCTGGGTTAGCATGGAAGATGCTACACCTTCAGCAGAAATGTATGTTCTTACAATGGGAGATACGTCTGCTGATGAATTTATTCTTTTTTCTATTGATACTGATGGTGACTTTAGGGTGATATTAAGAGATGGTGGTGCTGACCAATGGGAAGTAAAAACAGATAGTCCAGCTTTTTCTAATGCTACATGGCATCATGTTGTTTTGGTTCAGGATGGAACTTCGCCTGTCTTATATGTAAATGGTGCTAAACCAGCACAAACATTTTCAACAACTACTGACAAAACAGCTTGGATGGCTGATTGCTCTGGATTGGATAATTGTCGCATAGGAACATTGATAAAAGGCGGGGGTAGCGGTTCAGGATGGTTTTTAGGTTATGTAAACGAAGTGTCTATTTGGAATGACGATTTATCTCTTGCAGAAGTGCAAGAACTCTTTAATGATGGTGTAGCTTTAGATGCTACTGCACATTCAAAGGAAGCTAATTTAAAAGGATATTGGAGAAATGATGGAGCATCAAGTTGGAGTGATAGGCAAGATAATGTTACTGCTAATAATGGCACTCCTGCTGGCTCTCCAGACACAATCCTCCTACCCGAAGGCACTACCTCTGGCAAAGACATATTAGGCTTTCCACTAACACATACGAATAATGGGTGGCTGAATCTTAGTGGGAGTGAGTATGTAGATATTGGAAGTAGTAGTGTAATTAATTTTGGTGAAGGTATTGATGATTTAGGAAACTTTGGATTTA